CCCGTATTGGCGTAGCTCCTGTTGTAATAGATATCATGCAAGTGCATCTTTCGCGTCGCATCGTCCGTCCAATCATTGGCAGGCTCGTTAGTGAGCTTTGGCACCTTATCGCCAAACCAAATAACCAGCTGCTTATCCGCCTGATCCTGCACAGCCTGTATTCTGCTCTGCATAGACTGCAGATAGTCTTGCAAGCTAACGTATTCGCCCTTACGTTGTGGATTTTCTACACGTATTTCGAAGCGCTCACTATCGAAGAGGATATTGGTTGTGGCAATGTAAACGAATCTATGCCACGAATAATCTTAAAGTAAGGCGAGCCTGTGCCAGCTGCCGACTGTATTATAGCACTTTGCCTATCCTTATCTGTGGTGTTGCCAAGTTGTACAACCTCGTCGCCAACCTGTGGAGCATCGCTGCCACTGGCGTAATTGTCAGCATTCGTGTTGTCTGCTATATCAACGTAGTTTGTGCCAGTAGCAACAACCCTGCGATGCCAGTAACGGTTAGCCGTCTTGCCATTACTATCAATGAGATTAAACGTTTCGCAAAGTGCAAGGTCGTTTACACGCATCGAGTTATACACTCTGCGCCCTTCACCGTCTTGCTGCGTGAAGTAACAACGCCAGGCGTATCCTATTCTTTCTATATCCGAGATAATGAAGCCACCCGCCGAGTTCACCACCTTACCCTTTATGTGTGAGGTTTGCATAATCTCCACCTCTTCTGCCGTTAGCTTCTTGCGCACGTGTACGTAATCGCCCTCCACGTGGTAGTTTCCTTCGTCATCGGCATAGATGGCAGCACCCGATGAGTCTTTCACAAACTCGCCAATAAGCAGCTTTGAAAGCCTTGCCACACCGTCTTTATCTATGCCGTGTTCGTTGTTAAGTCCTATTCCTATACCTTTGAGGAAGGTAATGAGCTGTTGCACCACGTCTTCTTCCTTCTTGCTTAGGAACTCCTTGTGTGAACGGCGTGCACTATATATATTCGTGTCGGCAGGCTTTGTGGTATCGCCACTCTGTATAATGTCTGGCACGTTAAGCGCACCCACCAGCGCACCAGTGTAGTTCTTTACGTCCTTAATATTATCTTCCACCTTCTGCATAGTTCCCGTCGATAGCGCATCGCTTATCTCGAGGTCCATCTTGCTCGGCAGATTCACCTGTCGGCTGATGGCTGTAATACGACTCTTGCGATAGCCCGTATCGGGGAAGTATTCGTTGCTTTCCAGCCTTACACGTCTACCAATGAAGAGTTCGGTACTTGTATCTTCTATCCATACATGGTCTGTTGGTGCTTTATAGCGCGACACGTCCAGGGCGTGCTCCTTATTGTACTTCTCAACAGCTGCCAGGAACTCTTGTTCTGCTATGCTGTAATATTCGTCAGGCATACGCAGATTCCAAAGTATATACTTATCGCCAACCTTTGGCACGAGCGTACCACCTGGCAGTTGCGTACCATCGTTGTAGGGCCATATCGTTATTATCTCGAACTCTTTCGTATCGGTATGATAGTTCACTTCAAAGTAATGCTCCGTGTCTGTACCAAGTCCAGCCAGCTCGCTGCCTTCTTGAAACGACACACGCTTTACAAGTCCGCCTATCTCATAGTCGTTCGGATTGAACGGCAGGTCCTTATCTTTAAAGTAGTAGATGGTGAAGGGCTTGCCGTCCTTATCCTTTACTTCTTCGTGTCGCACTTCGCTGATAGTGCCCGTGCGACGTGGGTAGATATTAGAGAAGGCAGCCTGCTCGTAATGGTGAATAATGCCGTACTTCTCTACATTCACATCAACATACTTTGCGCCACCTGGTAGCATCAGTCGGGAGTGGTGATACTTTTCAGGGTCTATATTGCGTGAGCTACCTATCGGGAACAACCGAGTGTAGAACTTTACATTATCGGCTAAATCTCTGTCGAGCGATGTAAGACCATTGTCGTAACCCAGCGTAACCTCTTCGCCATGCTCACACCTACAGAGGTTCAGTGTCTGACCGTCAAACCACCATTCCGTATGTACAGCGTCGGCAAGTTCCTTCAGTGCCTCCTGACAATATTTACCAGTGTAGTCTATTACCACGTTATCTGTACCCTCTACAATACCCACCTTGAAGTTCTGCAGTCCGTCCATACCTGCATTGATATTCTTCACAATAAGGCGCATGTGGTCAATAGGGCGTGCTGTTAGAGCGAACACAGCTTCGTTCTCTCCATCGGTATTGTTCAGTACTAAGAAGCGAGTTATCAGACTCTCTATGCCACGTAGCTGAAAAGAGTATTCCCATTCTATAGTGCTCTTCTGCGCTGGCGTGTACTTCTCCGTAGCCCAGTAGCGTTCACCATCATAGTCGAGATAGTCGTTCACGTCGATGGTGATACACTCATATAAGGTAAAGGAGAGCTTTAGCAGATTGTCGTCTTGTATTTCCTTATCCTGTGTGCTGCTGTCGTTCGGCGAGAACGTAGCTTTTATTTGTCCGTTGCTATCAAATAGTGTTAGAAGCATTTTTATATCGTTTAAATGGTGTTTAAATACTATATAATTGGTTCTGGTTCGCGGAACTTCACCTTGTAGCTGCTTGCCTGTACGCCTTCGGTCCACAGATACGTCAGCGAACGATAAGTGCTGCTGTCAAGATAGAACACTTTTATCGAAAGGTTCAGTGCCGTGAATGTTATTGTCAGCCAGCCATCGTTACCCGTCTTCAGGAAACGGATAAAAGACATATACTTCTCAAGCCACTGCTGACGTGTAGGTGCATACTGTGCGAAGTGTAGCGTTACATCGCGTTCAGCATTAGCAGGCGTAAGACGCTTGGAATACTTCTTTCCATTGCGCTCACGAATATCTACACCTACGTGGTCCTTTGCCTTGCTTGGTGTCAGGATAGCATTGAGATTGTCTCGTCCACCTTTCTTCTCTTCTGTGAGAAATACGCCATACTCCTTATATATATCAGTGCCATTGATAAGCACCTGTCCTTCTAATATCTTCGTCATACTTATCTAACTTTTACTCCGTCCCTTATCATCTTCTTTACATCAGCACCTATCTCCTTCAGTGAGGCAGCACTATTGCCTGTGTTCTCTTCAATCTTGCGGAGATGCTCCTGCGCTGCACTCATACGCTTAGCAACATCTTCCACACGATCGTCAATGCTTGCCCAATGCATCTGCCCACTGACAAACAGTCCCTCGAGCTTTGTTGCCTGGTCTTGACTCATTGCCGTGAAGGCACCACTCTTGCCTTGTTGAGTTGTTCCTTTGTCTGTCTCCTTAATAATACCTTCATTACGTAACTGTTCTATGTCATTCTTCGCACTATTGACATAACTTTCGTATTGTTCTTTCAGCGCATCGAGGCGCTTGCGGAATTCAGCATCAGTTATCTTTCCATCAACACGCTCCTCATTAAGTTTTGCAAGACTTTCGTACCACTTCTCAAGATTCTTCTGAAACTTCGCCCCCACGAGGTTGTTCACAGCCATCTTGTTTACCATCGTCTGCCAGTTCTCTTCTATCTCTTTGAAAACATCTTTCGATCCACTGGCAAGAGCATAAAGTGAACTGAGGAAGTCGTCAAAGACATTCTGCCTCGTTGTTGTAGTCAGGTTCTCATAGAGAGCATCTGTTATTTCTTTAAGCTTGCCGGCTTGTGCGATGTAGTCATTAAGCTTATCAGCTACGCGACCACCGTATCCGCCTTTGCCAGTATCCTGCAACTGTTTCCACATATCAACATTAGAACGTAACATCTTCATCTCTTCGGGAGTGAGATTCCACAAGTTGCCGTCCCATTTTCTGCCTATTTGAGAGCTGAAACGATTTATTTGCTCCTGACTAAACCCTTTCCAGTAGGCGTTGAAACTATGGTGTGCCGAGTGATAGCCTGCCTGTTCCTGTGCAATACGTTTGTAATTATCGTTAGTCTCTTTCTGTAACTTCTCTGCATCTCGTGATATGCGAATAGCCGAAGCACCGCGGGAGGTCTTCATCTCGTCCGTTAGGTCCTCAATTGCCTGCTCCAGGAGTTCGTTACGTTTTGTCAGGCGATCAATTGATTTTGCCACTTCCTCCTCGTTACTGTTAGTAAACCACTGACTAGGCCCCTTATGACTAAGCAGCCCGAAGGAAAGTACGTTACCGATACGTCCAACAACAGTATCCAACAGTCCACCAATACCTTTTACTATTATTGATTCTAATACATGGAAGAGGTTTTCTGGTAAGTCAAATATAGCATTGATAAGATTACCTATAGCTTCTAAGATACTATTTACAAGATCATCTATCCAACGAAGAGATACCAACTCTGTCAGTGAGTTCAGAACACCAGTAACAAAGCTTTTGATACTATTGGCAAGGTCAAGTATCATTCTGGGTATTTGTGCAATAATGCCAACCATACTTCCTAAACCACTTGACATAATACTCGACATCGTGCCACCAAGAGAGGACAACGCATTGCCCATTGCACCAGACACAGCACTACCAACACTCTTTGCTATACCATCGCCCATAGTTGGGAGAATAGAGTCGAGCGTACCTTTGAGTGCATCAATCTGTCCTACTGACTGCTGTACGCCTCCGTATCCATCTACACCCTGCCATGCCTTAGCGTTATTGAGAGCCGTTGTTAATCCAGACGTAAAGTTAGCAACTTCTTCAGATGTCCTATTTAACGCTTTGCCGAAGGAGTCCATATCCTCGCGTGCTTGTACTGTTGCCCTCCCCAGCTCTTCAGCACGTGCTTCAAGTTCATCGTATCTTTCCTTACTGATTCTCCCTTCACGGAGTCCTACCTTTCCTGCTTCCACGGCAGCAACGGCAGCAGCTTCATCTTTCTTAGCTTGGTCGTATACAGCCACGCTATCAGCAAATCGCTTGATGGCTTCGTCCAACTTCTGCCATGTCGTACTCTGGTCAGTACCGATATACTGGCGCATCTGCTGAATCAGTTCGGTTACCTTCTGCTGTGTGTCGGCTGATGCGTTCTTGTAATCATCTGTCTCTATATAGGAGCGAAGCTGCTCCATCATCGGTTGCATTATCTCCTTGGTCAGATTGCCAACGCCACTGAAGAGCGCGTTCCAATCAATACCACGGCTAATTTCCTCGAACGACATACTTGCTTCACGCTCTTGTCGTTCTTTTAGAAGTTTAGCTTTCTGCCATCGTTTGGTGGCTTCACTCACTTCAGAGACATCAATAGCAGCTATCTGCTGAGCATATTCTTCAGCAATAGCAAGCTTCTGCTGCTGAAAAGAGCCATAAGTCTTGAGATACTCACTCATAGCCTGCACCTCATTTCTCTTCTGTTCCAAATGCTTCTTTTCTTCCTCCTTGTTTACTTCATCTTCATCATGTTGTTTCTTCTTAGCAGCAAGGTTACGTGCCTCTGTAAGTGCTCCTTCCTGTTCTTTAGTCAGTTTACCCTTTTGTGCCTTACGCCATTTATTCTCCTGTACTTTCAAATCAGCAAGTTCATTGTCGTAATTCTCTTTTATCTGCTTTCTTTTCTTGTCAGAACCTTCCTTAATAAGGTCTATCTCCTCCTGGCGGTTCTTTCTTTGTAATGCAAGAAGTTCCTTGGCAAGCTGCTCAGCTTCTTTTGTCCCGTCTTTCTTTTTCTTTTTTTTCTTTTTTTTCTTTTTGTTTTTTGTAGGTGCTGCATGCCCACCAATATTATTCTTCTTTCCAATATTTGCAGCTTGCTTTGTTAAATCAGCTGCGTTCTTTAGATTATTGTCGCGCTCAGCCTCTAATTCTTTGGTCCGTTTATCATGAGCCTTCTTGTTACTATCTTTTATAATCTTACGAGAATCAATGATTCCATTAGATGTAGCAGAACCAAAACTCAATAAGGCCTTCTTAAACCACCCCATAGATGTATCTGCATTATCTGGGTTAGTGGCTTTGTGTTTAGCTAATTTTTCGTCAGCTTCTACAGCTTTATTCACCAGTGCCTGTGCCTTAGCTTGAAGAAAGAGCATCTGTATATATTGTTCAGCTTTTTGTGTCAGAACATCGTACCATTTGGCGACGGAGTTGTAATACCCGAAGGCTTCTCCATATTTACGGTTCATTTCCTCGCACTTCTGCTTCTCCTCTGCCTTTGTTCCACTAAAGTTCTTGAGACTCTCACGTGTAGTATCAATTTCAAAGCGAGTCTTTATCATTTCTGCTCTGCCTTGAGATTCAATTTCTACACGTTCCTGGGCTTTCTTTGCTGCTGCCTCCTGCGCATCTGAAAGTTTATTCCAGGCTACGATTACACCTGTAATAACGACAGATAACCCAAGTGTAAGAGTAGCCATAAGTGCAGTTGCTGCAGCATTAGATATACCAAGCGATGTTGCAAGCCGATAATTAGCAGCTGTAAGAAACTCCTTTGCTTTTGTAAGCGTTACAAGGCGGAAGGCACTATCCTTATTAAGAGCATTAAACACCTGCTGTAAGCCCATAGTGATAGCCATTACACTCTGCACACGAGCTTGTATCCTTGCAAGGTTCTCATTCTCCGATGCGAACAGCGACATTACACCTGTAGCTGTGGTAAAGGCTCCAGAGAGTCCATTAACTCCCGAGATGAAACCTTGCAGGTTGGCATCGTCATTAGCGAGGATACTAGTCTGTGCACGAAGGTCACCTAATGTATCTGAAAGTTGTGCAGCTTTTTGCGCCATCTTCTGGTACTCTTCGGTATTCTGCTCGCCGTTCAGACGCATACGTGCCATGTCGTTTTGCAATTCACGTAGCTGACGGGACAAGCGCTGATTGCTTTCCTTGTTACGTTCTTGAGCTTCGGTAAGACTATTAAGAATACCTTTCTCTTCTTCTAAGGCTTGTTTGGCTGCATTCAAATCGGCTGCTACTTCATTTTGTGCTTTGCCAGGTGCTGCGGACTCATAAGCTTTCTGTAGAGCCTTCACGTCAGCCTCCACCTGCTTGATGACGCTCTTCTGCTCAGTTATCTTTTCGGTGAGCGATTTACTGGCAGCTGCTGCTTGCTCTCCTGAGATAGATATTTTCTTGTATTCCTGTTCCAACTGACTGACGCCTTGCCGTGCTTGTTGATATTCTTTTTCCAACCCATCAAGCACACCCATCTCTTCGGCAAGTACTTTCTTGCAAGCACTGATTTCTGTAAGCAGTTCTTGTTGTCCTGCCCCTGGTTTCATTGTCTGCAACTTACGCTGCATACGGTCAAGGTCAGTATTGACACCGTCAATCACCTTACGCTGGTCGTTAATCTTCGCATTAATAACGAGTGATGCGCGCCGAGCTGCTCCTAAGAGCTGCTCAACACTCATCTTGCTTTTGTCAAGTCCTGCCGTGAGGTTATCACGCATAAGGAATTCTATCTCTACAGGCTTCATTCGTCTTATTGTTTTAAATTACTTTGGAAAAAACCTACAATATACTCGGCTTCCTCCTCTTCGGTCTTTTCTGTTTTATTTTCTTTGCTATCAATGTAGCGTGGAGCATCGCTAAGCATCATTATTAGCGTTTGGTAGTTCACACCTTTTAATATGTATTCTACACTCCACCCTGTAGCACTGGCAATCTGCCAGATAAATCCGAAGGGGCTATGGGAGCCTTCCCAGTGACTCTTTAACTCCCCTTCTTTCTTTGGCTCAGACGCAGCTTCATCGGATTCGTCAGTTCCACTGATCTGATAATAGGTATAAAAGACTGTGTACCCATAAGGGTAACAAATTGTTCAAAGGCATTCTTCTGATACTCCCACTTCATGAATCGGCGGACAAACCATGAAATCACGCTTATTGGCAACCACCAATGTCCCATAGTTAAGGCAATAATCCGACTGAGTTTTTTGCCATGTTTAGTCAGAAATACCATCTGTCCATTATAGTCTAAAGAAGTAAACTCTTTCAGTGTGGTTTCCATTGAAAGATAAGTCTGTGCTATCTGTATCTGTCGTTCCATTGTTGGTCGCTTCATAGTCAGTCTTAAGCGTAGAGCCCTCTTCAAGAAAGGGAGGCATATATCCTTCAAAGGGAGGGAAACACCCGCATCAAGCAAGGCTTCCGCTCCCTCTCTTTGTATCTGGTGGATTAACTTCTCGTCCATTAACCTGCACTCAAAGTGTCGTTGATTTCGTAAGGAGCACTGCCATCTTCAGGTTTGTTCACCTTCAGCTGGCATTCCACTTTCGAAACTTCGGTCAGCGTCAGCTTACCACCGAGGTTAGCCAATACGGTTCCATTGGGAATCTTCATGGTCTGACCGCTGACAAAAGCAATCTCCCAAGGTCCACGCATCTCTACAAGCGTTGTAGGTGCTTTCCATCCTGTAATCTTCTCGGAACCAGAAGCGCCTGTCTTAACAAGATCACCTCCAAGAACAGCCTGTAGATTCTCATAATCCAACTGAATAAGGTTGAAAGTCGGACTGACCTGACCATTCTTCTGGAGCAAGGTCAGCACAGGTGCGTCGGGCACTTGCTCGGCTTCGATATCGGTACTTTCAGGCTTCGAGCCACCCCAGTCCCAACTACCTTTCTCTATATAGCCTACAGTTTTCTCCTTGAACTTCACGGCTGCAATGCCATAGATAAATTTGTTTTTGCTCATATTCTTCGTTTTATAAATGAAATGATTGTTTTTATTTTCAATAATACAAGGCCAATTAGAATGCCTATTAAAAACCATTTGAACACCACTTGAACGCTGCTGAATGATGTCGTCTCTTTCTGCTCTTTCAGCTGCGATTGGCTACGGTGCTGTTCACGGGCAAGACGCTTTTTGAGAACACTGACCGTCTTTGACAGCTGCATGGCAACGAGTTCGAGCGAGTCGCAATTGGCTTCAATGATGATTTCGCCTAGTTCAACAGCTTCGTTTATCCCACCTGCTTTTGATGTTTTGGCTTGTGGCTTACGACTTACTTTCAGGCTTGCCTGTCCCTGTCGTGCTGTGTAGCTCGCTCCGAGAGGCAGCAGACGAAGTGTGTCCAGATTGAGTGTCAGGCTCACTGCTGACATCGGCACCTTCACGGGTTGCATCTGCAGTGTGCTGATGTTCACCACCTCGCTGTCGAGTAGTTCTGTGCTTCGTTCGCTGTGGCTTACCTGTATCAGCTTCTTCGTCGAGCGACAGCTCACTGCTAATAGGACAGTTAATACGATGAGGACAATGTTGAATAGCCTCAATAGCCCTAGAAAGACGGTCGAGCGACCGCTTGATACGTGCGCTTTCTGTGCGCGCTTTGTCAAGCTCTTCTTGCAACGAATTGATTGTTTTTTCATTCTTTTTCTGATTTTCAACTAATAGTTGTGATATATCTTCATACATCGTTTTATAAGTGTCATGAACAGCTTTCGCCGTCTTTGCCGACGCAGCCTTACGATTGGCTATCCATGCAATGGCAGCACCAATGCCACCCGAAGGGATTGCCCATTGTAGGATTTGGAGTATAGTCTCTGCCATTGTCTTCTGTTTTGATGATTAAATCTGTCTGATACCAATTTCACGGAGCCACGTTGGAACATCGAAACTTGGGCAGGCTTTACCAGGGTTCAATTCATGATGCCCAACAATGCGTATCTGTGGGAAACGGTGGTGAAAGTCCTGCACATAGCGTTTCAACGCCTCACGCTGTGCTTCGGTACGCGTGTCCTTAGGCTTCCCTGCTTTGTCGCAGCCACCCACATACACGATGTGCCGACTCACGCTGTTATATCCTGTTGCACCGTTGGTAACCTCCCATGGGTCAACCTGCGCATCCTCGTTGTTATCCACCAATCGTTCCACGCGTCCGTCCAGGTGAACCATATCCGTGTAACCCACCTGCTTCCACCCACGCCCCCCCCCATATTCCCCTGCCAATGGCTCTTCCGCCTTGGGTGCATCCTCCGCAGTTGGCTGCACTCTCTGCTGGCTTTTTGCCTCTTCTGCAGCTACATCCTCCACAAGCGCAATGGCCGAATCTAGGGCCCCTATACACTCATTCTCTAGCGGCTTATGCTTGGCGAATTTGGCCAAATCTGCCATTTGCAGTACACCACGCAGCTCATTACGCCACTCGGGCTTACAACGCTCCTCCACCTTCAGTTGCTCTAGGATATTATCCGTCGTCTCCTCCATAGCCCGCACGCTCCACACAGCCTCTAGGTAGGTGCGCACAGCATCTGTAATGGCGCTGAAGAACTCCTTAGCCCCTCGAGATCGCCAAGCCGACTCTTGCCGAAGAGCGCGCAGCTGCTGTAAAGCAACCACATCGGGTGGGAGTATCGGTGCACGGCTTTCTGCTTTCTCATCCCGATGCCTAAAGCGTCTCCAGAGCAAGAAACCTGCAAGGCACAGCACTAGAAAGCCGAGAATCCCGAGTAACCACGGATAAACCTCCTCCCACGTTATTCCCTGCTCCAGAGGCCCTACAATCGGTTTGATGTCTGCGTAGGCCGTGTCGCGGGGCACAAAGTCCACATATATCAGCCCAGACTCTGAGTAGAGCGTATCGACCCTCCCGCTGTAGCGGACAAGCACTGGCACCCGGGGTATTGCCTGCCAACCGCTATCATAGCTTGTTACCAGCAGGTGCAAACGCGAGGCGTAGCCGGCACTATCATACTGCAGCGTATCTATCACTGGCTGGGCGTATAGCTCCCCGCCAGGGCTTAG